GGGCCCGCTTGTTGCGGGCCCCGTACTGAGTATCTTTGCTCGGTTGGGCTCCTGCCCCCCTTTGGGAAGAGTCTTACACTGGAGGTCGACATCATGCCTACAAGGCTGAGACAACGAGATATGAGGCAGACGATCATAGGCGCTTCTCGCGTTTATGTTCCGTCTTACTCACAATCGCTCTCAGACTGTTTGGATGGTGTCCGGGATTCTGTGCAGGATTTTGTGGGCAATCGAACGGGTGCGAACCCGTTATCGATCTACCACATTACCACACATCATCCCCTTCTCGACGGTCAGCTCATTAGTGGCGGGGTTCTCCAACGCGAAATGGTTGGATTTCCCATCGGCAATAATGTGTCTGGCCCGACGGATCCACGTAGTGTGTTTGGAACGATTAGCAATGCTACTCTCCAAGCAGACGCGTGGACAGCTGTAGCCAAAACGAATCCGTCACAATCACATGTGAATGTGCCGGCGGCGTTAGGCGAGCTGAAGGACCTACCATCACTAGTCAAAGGCTGGGGCGACGGATTACTCCGTTCCGCCGCCAAGGGAAATCTCTCCTGGCGGTGGGCTGTCAAGCCAATGATCAGTGATGTCCGGAAGCTTTGCCAATTTGCGGAGGCCGCTAATAAACGGTTCCGCCAATTGAAGAAGCTAAAGGAAGGAAAGACTCTGAGGACACGGTGTTTCCTAGGTACAGGTGATGATTACGTCAAAACGAATAGGGTGCAAATCCATTCGAATGGCGCAACTCACTACGCTACGCGACATGTAACGTCCACTTATAAAAAGTGGGCGACGGTTGAGTGGAAACTTCAACCGGGGTCTGATATCAGGGATATGGACGACGGCGAACTCCAAAAGTTCGCTCGCCGTAATACACTTGGTATCAACTCACATGGAGCGCTTGAGGCAGCCTGGGAGCTAACTCCCTGGAGCTGGCTCATTGACTGGTTCTCGAACTGCGGCGAAATGCTGCAGGCGACGAACAACACAGTCGGCTGTACCTGGGGCAGGATCTGCGTCATGCGTCACTCCCTTTCGAGAACGACGTTTGACTGGGATCCAGTTGGATCGTCAACTTGGACCACCTTTCGAGGCTGGTACGATTGGCGATTCGAACGCAAGGAGCGGTTTCCAACTGCTCCTATTATACCGTTTCCTCTACCCAAACTTCCCATCTTAGATGGTGGGAAGCTGTCGATCCTCCTGTCTTTAGCTGCCCTCCGGCGCTGAGCCGGGGTGGATAGCTTTAGATTAGGAGAAGAACTCCCATGTTAGGTGACACTCTCGTTTTGCCGCAGGCTGGTGGTGACATCACCCTGCGAAAAATCAACCAGGACCAGTACTCGTCTGAGTACTTGTTCCGAGACACCACGTCGCAATATCGAGCGCGTATTCGTCATACCAAGACGAATATCACTCCTTTGCGACCGTTGGCTTACGACCGGCACAACCTTGAAGTTGTGCAAACGGTGTTTGCCGCAGGTGATGTGGCGGAGTATGAACGAAAGTTCTACTTCGTCCTCGAGCATAAGCCCGGGGATACCTCCGTTGCATTGGCCGATGCGGTTTGCGATAAAGCAATCCTCACGTCCAATGCTTTGTTGGTATCACTTCTCGGTTGGGAATCGTAGGCGCTACTGATTACCCTATAAAATAGGGTAACCCCTGGCTCGTTGCCAGGTGTCAGTAGTGCGGTAGGTTCCGAACTAGGTTGAAGAGAGCTTCTCTAACAGCATGGGACATTTACAGGGATTAACCTGCTATGTCTAAATGCCATGTTAGGGAGCTGAGCAACGTGTACGAGGCTATCTTCAAGGATGCCTTGTACGCGTTCCCGACGCTTGGGGCGGAGTTTGAGAAAGATCTCACCCGTCTCAAAGTTCTCGTGGAGCGAAGAGGGCTGCGAGTTTATCTCACAGACCTCCCAGCTGTTGGCAAGCACCTAGATAGGTGCCTTGCCGGCGGCCAGTACATTCTATCAGGATTACCTCTGACGAAGAGGTTTTCTGGTAGGGTAGTGATTCCGAAGTTTCTTCGGGGACTCTACCTACTGGTTTTTCACGAGAGCGGATCCCTGAGGGAAGATTGCAATGTCGAAGCAGTCTTCTTCCTGCGACAAATCCTGTACGCAGCGAAGAAGGCTATCTACGCTTGCAGTTTCGACAAAACAGAGAGCGAAGTGCTCGAGTTCGTCGAGACAGATGCGCAGCTACCAGAGCCGGAAGGCTACTGGAACGCTGTAAATCCTTCCCTTCCCGTCGCTCCGATGCCTTACCGAGGATTCGGTAACTCATCTCAGCTAAAGGAAAGGATCGGTTTACTCGAGCCTCACAAGAGGCACGACGTATCTCTCTTCCTGACTATGCTGGACAAGGTGTCCAACTTAGTCACCACCACCCTTGGGGTCTATGACCCCGCAGAATGGAGGTTCAGGCATGGTCCTGGCGCTATTGCAGAAACTGTCGGTCCGTCTAACAAGTATAGTTGGACGAACTGGTCAGAATCTCTGGAAAGTGAGTACCCTCTTGCTGATTGTGGCTTTCACAATTTTGCTAGTTGGGCAGACAAGTGCAACGCTTCTACGCAGATTGGCTTTTCGGAGCCTTCCAGTAGACTCGTTGCAGTCCCTAAGACCTACTCGGGACCGCGGCTTATTGCGGCGGAACCGAGTGAACACCAATGGTGCCAACAAAACAGTTGGCACTATTTCTGTTCCCGCACCAGTAGCGGATGGCTCGGACGATTCGTCACATTCCGTGACCAATCCCGAAACCAGCTGCTCTGTTGCAGAGGCTCAGAGACCGGCTCGGTCGCGACCGTCGATCTTTCGGCGGCATCGGACCGAGTGACTTGTCACGTCGTAGGACAGTATTTTAGGAGTAATCCTAAACTACTGAGCTGCCTACGCGCGTCTCGCACCCGTAGTGTTCGGCAAAACTTGACGCCTCGTGCGCCAGAAATTGTCGAGCTGAGAAAATTCTCAACTATGGGAAGCGCCAATACCTTTCCTGTCGAAACCTTGATATTTCTCGGCGTCGCCCTCGCTAGCGTGTTGGTATCACGCAAGCTCAGGTGTACGCTCCAGAATATCCTGGAATTGACAGAAGAGGTGGCCGTCTTTGGGGATGACATCGTCATCCCCTCTGACAGTCGGGAGTTGTTCGTAGAAGCTCTTGAGGTTTTATACTTCAAGGTCAACTCATCTAAGTCTTTCTGGACCGGAAGGTTCAGAGAGTCTTGTGGGGTTGATTCCTTCCGCGGGGTCAATGTGACTCCCGCGTATTGGAAGTGCTTCTACGACGGCGGACCGGAATCTCTAGCAAGCGTGACAGAAAGTGCCAACAACTTCTATAAAAAGTGGTTGTTGAATACTTCTGGCTATCTTGCGTCGACACTACCTGGGTATGTACCTAAGGTAGCTATGAGATCCGGGATTGCTGGTCTGAAGTCTCGGTTGCCAGTGTCGAATAACGGGTTCCCACGCCGTTATAACCGACACCTGCATCGAGACGAGATTCGGGTTCTGACGACAATTGCGTCACAACGCCGAGTCGCGACCAACGATGACACTGCGTTACTTCAGTACTTTACTGAAGAACCAAGCCCAGATAATATCTGGGTGCATGGTGTACCGCAGCGGCCTCGGCTTCAGAAGAAGCTGAGGTGGGTTCCAGAGGAACTGGTTATAGCTCAATAACTCAGGCCTCTGGGGACTGCAACACTAGACTAGGGGGAGGGTACCGTAGCCTTTAACAAGC